GAAGATATTGTTTTCAGAAATTAGTAAGTTTGTCAACAAGTATAATAATCTTCCAACAAAAGAATCTCTATCGATTGAAATTAATACTAACAAAAGTATTAACGAAGATGAATACAAAAAGATAACAGAGATATTATCTACATTGAATCCAGAACCAATTAATTTAGATTGGTTGGTTGAAACGACAGAAACATTTTGTAAAGACCGTGCGATTCATAATGCAATTCTTGGTGGTATTCAAATCCTAGACGGCAAAGATAAAGAACATACTGCACAATATCTTCCAGAATTATTGTCAGAGGCGTTATCAGTTTCATTCGACCAGAAGATTGGACACGATTACCTACTCGAATCAAAAGAACGATATGATTTTTATAAGAGAAAAGAAGAACGGTTAGAATTAGACTTAGAATTCTTCAACAAGATAACAAGAGGTGGTATTCCATCCAAAACTTTGAACATCTGTCTTGCAGGCACTGGTGTTGGTAAAACAATGTTTATGACTTCTATTGCTTCATCAGTTTTATTACAAGGCAAAAATGTATTGTATATTACAATGGAGATGGCAGAAGAAAGAATCGCAGAAAGAATTGACGCTAATCTATTGAATGTTGGTATGAGTGATTTAGAAGAATTGCCATATCAAATGTATGAAACAAAGATAAATAAATTACAGCAGAAAACAACAGGACAATTAATTGTCAAAGAATATCCAACGGCGTCTGCTCATGTTGGACATTTCAAGAATTTGTTGAGTGAATTAGCATTAAAGAAGTCGTTCAAACCAGATATAGTGTTTGTTGATTATTTAAACATCTGTGCTTCATCTAGATTTAAGGCTGGGGCAAATGTTAATTCATACACATATATTAAAGCGATTGCAGAAGAATTGAGAGGACTTGCAGTTGAATATAATATTCCAATATTTTCTGCTACACAAACAACCAGAGGTGGTTTTGTGAGTAGTGATATTGGTTTGGAAGATACATCAGAAAGTTTTGGTCTTCCGGCAACAGCAGACTTTATGTTTGCACTAATCTCATCTGAGGAATTAGAACAAAAGAATCAGATATTGGTAAAACAATTAAAAAATAGATACAACGACCCAACGATAAATCGAAAGTTTATTATTGGCGTTGACAGGTCCAAAATGCGTTTGTATGATGTAGAACAAAAGGCACAAGAGGATTTAGTTGAGAGTGGTCAAGGCGACACATCAATAACAAGTAAATTCACTAAGAAACTTGGTGAATATTCAGACTTTAAAATATAAACACAGGAGTAAAGAATGGCAATAACAATTGACGGCAAAGAATATGATGAAAATGACCTTAGTAATAATGTCAAGAATTCTATTGCACAAGTACAAAATTCAAATAATAGGATTGCACAATTACAATCAGAGGTTTTGAATCAACAAATCTTAGTACAACATCACAGTAAGTATATTCAGGATAATCTACCAGCCGATGAAGAAGAAGGTACTACTGAAGAAGTTACTACTAATTCAGCGGCATCTGCTGTTGCGGCCGCAGAAGCAGAAATTAAATAATGAGTTCTACCCAAAGCGAAAGATTCCATGAAATCTTAGATGTAATTAAAAAGTTACATGACGCTAAACGACACGATTATGGTGCAAAAGAGGATGTGTTTGCTAACTTTAGACTATCAGAGTTGGCGGGCATATCTCCTTGGAAAGGCTCTGTTATTCGTATGGGAGACAAGTATGCCAGAATAAGTAACTTCATAAAGAAAGGTGACTTTAAATTTAAAGAAGAAAGTATTAAAGACACCTTGATGGACATGGCGATATATAGTTTGATTACTATTATATTATATGAAGAAGAAATGTTTGACGCCCATGTTAAACAATTTGAAGAAGGCCTAGCTCCCGACAAATAATCCTCCAAATACCGCTTGACATTTTTTCCATAATACTGTATAAATAGCAGTATAAGGAGAAAAAACTATGGCAGAACTAGCCCTATCAAATTTAAAAGCTAATCCAGAAAGACTTAAAAAATTAATAAGCAAAATTAATGACAAGTCTCCTTTCACCAAGGTCAAAGGTGATATTACAAACGCAAGTGATAATGTATATTTACGATTCATACATCCATTAATTGAAGATGTTCTTTTAGAGAAAAAAGGACACTCTCATACAGAAATTACAGGCAGAGGCAAAAATCAGATTTTTATTGAAACCGATAAGAACGGTAACGATAAAAGTCCATTAACGACTTTTGCTTTATCAGGCTTAGAAAAGACAGCAGAGTTAGGTAGTTCAAAAGGTTCTGGCGGTGGTGCTGAGGCAACTGCACAAACTGAATCTATGTGTTGTTATTTCGCAGCTTATTTGTTTAATGGTCCTATAGATAAGTTTGACCTTTCTGAAGATTACGAAAAAGTATTAAAACTTTTTTTCAAAGGCAACGGCAAAGAATGTGTTCACGCCTATCATAAATCAAGATACACTCTTGATAATCTTTGGTTAAAAGCACCAATGGATGATGAATGGAAAGATACCTATATGGCTACTGCAAATAAGATTAAGGAAAAGGCAACCAAATTTAAGGGGTATGTTTATTTTCATAGAGGTTCTCCTTTCATGGATTCGATTTATGAAAAGAAAAAGAAGTGTGAGAAACACAATAGAGACCTTATGAAATCAGGTACATCTATTGGAGAAATTAATGAAGCTGTTATATCCTTTTCTAATGATAAATGGAATCCAGGTGATATTTGGATGAGTACCGTAAAACCAACAGCAGACCCTTTCAGTTGGAAACCCAAGTTTATGAAAAAAAATATGGAAGACCATGTATGTGATTGGCCAAGTTTGCAAACAGCAGTTTATGAGTCAGCAATGTCTGGAGAAACTTTAGGCATTTCGTTAAAGAAAACAGGAAAAAATGCTACTTGGAAAGAATTTAATAAAAACCAAGCACAAAAGGACGAAATTACTTATAAAGGTTTTAGATTTGGTGATGGTGACTTTTTTAATTCAGTTGATGCGTACATTGAATTTAATGGTGGCGGAAATGTTCAATACAGACCAACTGCTTCTGATTCAGCATGGCAGGGTGAAGTAAAAGGTACTAAGGCGTCAGGTGGTAAAGCTGGCGGAGGTCCTACAAATTATTATGCTGAACTTTATTTTGGACACTCAATAGATTCAAATAGGAAACTAGAATCAGGAACATGGAAAGAAAAGAAAGGTAAGGTAACGGACAATGATAAAAAGAAGATGTACGAGCTTTATTTAATACATAATAAAAATCAAACAGTCAATAAGAAAACATCAGTAAAGATAGATAAAACTAAAGCCTCTAAAAGTAATCCATATGAGGCGCTTCAAGATTTTGTAATGACTGAGCAAGGGAATAATTACATATATGTTAGTACGAAAGATACTGTAAGTGAAAGAGATTTTATGATATTAGGCGACAATTACACTTATCGAGGTAAAAATGCATCTAAGAACTTTTGGTTTGGAAAATATATGGCATTAGCTCTTGTAGACACCATAGAAGCATCATCCAGTTCGCCTGGTAATAGAAATGGATTTGCAACAGAGGTTATAAGATATGCTATGTCTAATATTGATAATGTATCTTCTTACTTTTGGAAAATAATGTAGGGTTGAATTCAATTCAACCTAAGATGAAGGTTTCGACACCTAATGTCAACACAAGATATTAATTTAGTGTATAATATACCTATATTATAAATATAACTGTAAATTAAATTAATGGAAAAAGTGTAATGCAAGACTTTCAAGACTACTTAATAGAAGATAGAAACACACATCTCGAACACCTGGAAGACGAGATTATCAATAATGGAACCAAAGGGGCAAAAACTGCCATTGAGTTTCTAAAATCTATCAAACAAATGCTACAAGGAGGCGAGGGCGGCTCGCAAATCTCTGTCAAATGGGATGGTGCTCCTGCTATATTTTGTGGTACAAATCCAGAGAACGGCAAGTTCTTTGTTGCAACCAAATCCCTATTCAATGTAACTCCAAAAATCAATTACACAAACGCAGACATTAAGAGAAACCATAGTGGTGCGTTGGCAGACAAATTGATAGCTGCATTAAAATACTTTCCTAAATTAGGCATCAAAGGTGTACTACAAGGTGACCTATTGTTCACTAGTGGTGATAAATCAACATCAAAAGTAGATGGAAAAGATTCAATTGTTTTCACACCGAACACAATAACATATGCTGTGCCTAAATCAGGCGGGTTCTTAGGCAGTTCTCTTTATAAAAGAATTAATAATGCAAAGATTGGAATTATATTTCATACATCATATTCTGGCAAAACAATCAAAGGATTGAGTGCAACTTTTGGTGCAAGTGTTAGTGGATTAAGTAAAAGTAAAGCTGTAT